TGATTGAACTGGGGCTGAATGCGCGTGAATTGGCGCAACAGCCGCTTGAAAAGCAGATGCTCGAATTGGCAAACGCTTTTGAGCAAGTCGAAAGCAGTGGCGACCGTGTGCGTCTGGCGTTTAAGTTATTTGACAGTGAAGGTGTGGCATTTATCAACACCCTGCAAGGCGGCACAGCGGCTTTGCAAGAGATGTTTGACGAGGTTGATGACCTTGGCGTTGTACTGTCAGCCAATGCCGTTAAAGGTGTTGAGGATGCCAATGACAGCTTTGTTCGGTTGCTTTCTCTGTTCAAAGGTGTGCGTGATAGCGTTATCAGCGCGCTTGCACCGGCCTTCCGCACGTTTGCTGACAGCATCAGAACAAATGTGATTGATGCCATCAAAGGCGCAGACGGTGCCGGTGGCATTGAGCAGTTTGGCAGAAAGCTGGCCTTGACAATCATCGCCATTTTCAAGCGCGGCGCAGAGGCCATTCAAACATTTACAAATGAAACAATTCGTCAGCTTAATCGCGTGATTGAGTTTTCAAGAGAGCTTGGCGAGGCACTAAACATTGACTGGGCCAAAAAACTGCAACCTCTGAATGAAAGAGATTTGGGTCTTGTTGGTGTTTTTGAAAAACTGGAAAATGAAGTCAAGGCGACCGGCGCGGCGTTAGATAGAGCAAACAAGTCTGCCAAAGACTTTGAAAAAACCGGCGAGGAACTAGAAACTACATTCGACAAAGTTCTGCTGACAATGAAAGACGTCAAACTGAACGGCATCAATGCGCTAGAGGATGCGCTTGTCAGCATTATCGACCGGACATCATCAGTCAAAGATGCGTTCAAGTCGATGGCCCGATCAATCATCAGCGATCTGATCAGAATGCAGATACAACAAAGCATCACCGGCCCACTGGCGCAAGCTATGGGTTTTCAAGTTAGTGGGGCCAAGGCAATCGGTGGTCCGGTGCAGTCTGGTTCGGCTTATATGGTCGGCGAACGCGGGCCAGAGATGTTTGTGCCTAACAGTGCGGGCGCAATTGTGCCAAATGATCGGATGTCGGCTGGTGGTGTGATTGTTAATCAGACGATAAACGTATCAACTGGCGTTCAGCAAACGGTTCGGGCAGAGGTGATGCAGATGATGCCGCAAATTAGCAATGCGGCCAAGAGTGCAGTGCTTGATGCAAGACGGCGTGGCGGTTCATTCGCGGCTGCATTTTAGGGGTGAAAAATGGCTATAACATATCCACTCACATTGCCGACCGTTGCCGGTATCGCGTCAATCAATCTCCGCGCAGTCAACGCAGTTGCGGTCAGTAGCAGCCCATTCACCTATAAACAACAAGTTATCGCGCATCAAGGTCAACGGTGGGAAGCAGAGGTGACTTTGCCGCCTATGACGCGGGCAGATGCTGAAACGTGGATTGCGTTTCTGGTGTCTCTGCAAGGCGCACGAGGCACGTTCACAATGGGTGATCCGAATGCCGCATCAGCGCGAGGAAGCGCGTCAGTGACTGCCGGAACGCCGGTTGTGAATGGCGCAGATCAGACCGGTGGGTCATTGACTGTTGACGGCTTGCCAGCCTCTGCGACTGGTTATTTGAAAGCTGGCGATTATATTCAGCTGGGCGGTGGATCGTCTGCGACCTTGCACAAGGTTTTGCAGGACGTAGACAGCAACGCATCCGGTCAAGCAACCTTGGAGTTGTGGCCGTATATTCGCACTGCACCATCAGATGATGCGACAATTGTTGTTGGCGATACTGTCGGCGTGTTCCGGCTATCTAGCAATCAGACAGATTGGTCAATCAATAACGCCAGTTTCTACGGCATCACCTTTGCGGCGGTTGAGGCGGTGGCGTAATGGCCAGCCGTGACATCACAACCGGCATTGCCACCGCGCTTGAGGCGTCCGAAATACAACCTTTTTTCGGCGTTCAACTGTTTTTGGACAGTGAAAATCTATATTTCTGGACTGGTTTGGGCGATCTAACGACTGGCGGCATAACATATGCTGGCACCGGTCAATTCCTTGCGATCTCAGAGATGGAAGAAACCGCAGAGATTGCGGCCAGAGGCGCGACAATCACACTGTCTGGCATACCTAGCAACCTCATATCGCTTGCGCTCACAGAACCGTATCAGGGCCGGAAATGCAAAATTATGTTCGGCGCGATTGATGCGAACCGTATTTATCTAAAAGCAGAAGATGGCACATATATTTTGCGCGAAGATAGTGGCCGGATCGACATCACAGAGGGCGATGTCACGCCAGTTGTGGAATTGTTCACCGGTTATATTGACCAGATGAATATAGATGAAGGGCCAGACACCTCAACCATTGTGCTGGCTATAGAAAGCCGACTGATAGACTTAGAGCGTGAACGCATTTTCCGCTATACTGACCAGAACCAAAAAGCGAGATTTCCAAACGACAAGGGTTTGGAGTTTGTTGAAGATTTGCAAGACAAGCAATTCAACTGGGGGCGGGGATAATGTTTGCGGCTATATTTCTGTTTTCAGCAATAATCTTTTACGCTGAACCGGCCCACGCCTTTGGTTTCGGTTTGATCATTGCGGCTGTTGTATCTGCGGCGGCATCCACTGCGTTAGCTTCAGCGGCAACAATCACAACAGCAGGGGGGATTTTCGCGTATTTTGGCGAACGGTTTCTAGCATCAGCCGCTTTGCAGTTCGCTCTTAATGCACTATCTCCAAAGCCGCGTGGTGTGCGTCAATCAGAACCATCACAGTCAGCAATATTGGTCAGCGGTGTTTCGCCGGTAGCAGATCACCAAATCATCTATGGTGAAACAAAGGTGGGCGGCGTGATTGTCTACAAAGAGGCCACAGACAACAATAAGTTTCTGCATATTGTGGTCGCGTTGGCTGGTCACGAGTGCGAAGAAATTGTGACTGTTTATCTGAATGATGAGGCATTGACGCTTGACGGCGATGGCGAGGTCACTGCGCCGGATAAATATGTTGGCAAGGTTCGGATCAAAACGCACCTTGGAACAGCCACACAAGCGGCAGACGCCGATCTTATCAACGAAAGTGACGGTTTGTGGACTGCTGATCATCGGTTGCAGGGCATTTGCTACATTTATGCGCGGCTAGAGTTCAACGCTGACGCCTTCCCGAATGGTGAGCCTAACATCAGCGCGGTCGTTAAAGGCAAAAAGGTCTACAATCCGGTGACCGATACAACCGCTTGGTCGGACAATTCCGCGCTTATCGTGCGGGATTATTTGGCAGCGGCTTATGGATTGGCATCTGACAGTGACGAGATTGATGACACACTTGTTGCGACAGCCGTGAGCATCTGTGATGAAAGCGTTGCACTGGCCGCTGGCGGCACTGAGAAGCGTTATACGACTAACGGTGCCATAACAACCGGCAACAAGCCGTCAGAGACGCTTGACGCGCTTTTGAGGCCGATGGGTGGAATGCTTTGGTACGCGCAAGGCAAGTGGCGTTGTAAGGCGGCGGCTTACATCACTCCGACATTCACACTGACTGAGGATGATTTGCGGTCGAATGTGTCAATCCAAACACGTCACAGCCGCCGCGATAATTTCAATATTGTGCGCGGCAAGTTTCGCGGGTCCGAAAGCAACTGGCAGTTTAGTGACTTTCCAGAAATCAGATCAACGACCTTCATTGAGGCTGACGGCGGGCAAGAAAGCGCGATGGATTTGGAGTTGGGTCTGGTGTCATCATCATCAGCCGCGCAAAGAATAGCTAAAATAGCTCTTTTCCAGAACCGCGAACAGCTGACACTATCAGCCACGTTCGGATTGCGGGCGTTTCAGTTGCAAGTCGGTGACGTTGTAAAATTCACAAACACACGCGCTGGATTTGATGAAAAGCCGTTTGAGGTTGTGAACTGGTCGTTTTCGCCTAACGATAACGGCGATATGCTTGTCAATATGACACTGCGCGAAACGTCATCAGCGGTCTACGACTGGTCTGCTGAAGAAACCGCGTTTGAGGCCAACAACACGACACTAGCTGATCCGTTTGACGTTCCGGCCATCGGTCTGGCGGTGGCGTCAGAGGCGCGGATTATCAACGAGCATCTGACCAATGTGATCGTGGCGACAACAACATCAGACGCGCCGGAGCGGATCGACAACGTAGAGGTGCAGTTCAAAAAGTCTACAGATACAGATTACATATCCGCTGGGATTGGCGATCTAGGCAAATTTGAAATCATTGACGTTGTAGATGACAGTTATGACATTAGGGCCAGAGGCATCAACACGTTTGGGATTAAAGGTGATTTTTCTGTTGTTTCTAGCTTCAGCGTTGAAAACCTAGCCGATCCACCAGCTGACGTTACCGATTTCAGCTTCAACGTGGGATCGTCTGGCATTTTGCTGGAATGGGAACCTGTCGCTGATCTTGACTTGTCGTTTTATCGCATAAGGCACAGTTTTTTAGAGAGCGGCGCAACCTTTGCCAACGCAATCACGGCTGTCAACAAGGTTGCGCGGCCAGCCAACAGCGTGATTGTTCCGGCGCAGTCTGGCACCTATTTAATCAAGGCATATGACAAATCTGGAAACCAGTCGGTCAACGCAACATCAATCGTTGTGCGAGCAGAGGACTTAGACATCTATGGCACAACGCAACGACAGACAGAACATAGCACCTTCACTGGCACCAAAACTGGTTGCAGTGTTGTTGATAACCGGTTGCGGATCACCGATCCATCAACTGCCCCAACCACAGCAACTTATGATTTCAGTAACTACATCGATACCGGAAGCGTGCGAGTGGCGCGTTGTAGCACTGAAATTGACAACT